TGTTTTGCGCCCTGCCCCCAAATGTAAGGGATTGAAGCAACGCCAACAAAGGTATCGGACGCAATCAGAGAAATGATCTAATCCTGTTTTTTCTGGTTCGCCTGATTCTGTATAAGATTGAAGTTCCAAAGATTCGATGACATTTTTACAACACGGATGAACAAAAAGACTAACTTCTTCTTTACCATTGCATAAAAGGCGCTGAACATTATTAACGCTGTCTTTAATGGATGGATTAGATGCCCCCGATTGATTGGATATTCCATAACTTTCGAGAATTTGGATGTCGGTCTTCGTAGCGTTTGTCGATCTTGCTCCGCCTGAAGAATCTGGATAGCCGTAAAGTCTGTTATGAACAAACCTTGATTTGATTTCTTTTGCCAGTTGGTCGGTGTCATGTGCGCGTATTTCATCAAAAATATAAAGTTTGTTATCTCTAATCACGGCGCAAACACAAGACATTTTGCCAATGTTGAAGTCAATACCAAGTCTTATAATTTCGTCTGAATAATTTGGAATGTCTTTTGTTATATGTTTTTCTCTATCGAAGCGGTCAAAAACAGCGCCAGTTGTTAAAGATATGAACTGCCCTTCAAGGTACGCCTTGAGAAGATTAGGGTCATAGTTCATTTTCATTCTATCAATAAAATCTGCGGGCAAATGTGGATTGTCTGTTGTTTTCATTCTTATTAACTTTCTGTCATTTTTTTCCTTTGCTTCATCACTCCCGAAAGTTTCCCAAAACCATCTGTATCCTTCAGGGGTGGACGCCGCCGCGAACTGGCGAACATTCCCTGCGCGAAGACGTCCAAGAATTTTCGGAAAGGCTCTTTGACATATAGAGGGTGCAACTGTGTCGATTTCATCGGCAAGAATAAATGACGCGTTTATACCGATTATTCTTTGCCAAGACTCGAAACTTCTACACATTATGCGCGTGTCTCCTTTGGGTAGATGCAAAACAAAATCAGGCAACGGCGAACTTCTGAATGTGTAAGGAATCTCGTAATTTAATAAAAATTCCTCAAATTCTGTTACAAAGAGATCACGAACCAAAGGCTGTGTCGGCTCTAATACAATGCCCGTGAAGCCTTGATTTAGTAATGACAAGTGCAAACACTTTGCCAGTAAAGATCGAGTTTTACCTGACCCATAACCCGCGCATAAACCCAATATTTCTGTTTCTGTGTCATTTACAAACGATAGTTGCCCCGCGTGAAGATCAGATAACACACGCTCTAATATTATCTCTGTATCTTTTTCATCAGGAGGATTTAAAAAATCGAGGAGGGGTTGTTTTTCGCAGACATCAGAAATAAGGCTCATGCTGACATATCAAAGCGAAGAAGTTTTGCCTGCATTTCTACAGCGCGTATCGCGGTTTGTAATTGATTCTCCATAGATGCGCGGCGTTCATAATCTGCAAGTCTGGCGATTGCCCCTATGAGCCATTGCGGGCGTTCAAGCTGTGCGTCTTTTTCTTGCAGTATGCGAGCGCGAGAAAGATATTCTTCTGTTTGACGTAAACTTACAGAATAATTCTCCGCGCAGTATCGAGCGATCTGCGTTTTTGAATTTCCGAGCAAAAGCAAATCGTATATTTTATGAATACGTCTATCAATTTCAATATTAGTTGCTTTTTTAGCCATGCCCTTAATATATAACATGAATTATAGGGTTGACATTACATTTTAATTTTATTATAATTAAATTGTTATCAAACAAACTAAACCAATGACAAATTTCTTTATGGTTATGTGCGCGACAGGAATCTTTTATTTGGGATTCGATGGGGCGTTAACCGATATGACCCGCAACGATTGTGCAGCGGGTATTCAAGCGGCTTGCGAGGTGTTGCGATGAGAAAATTTACGGTTGAATTTTATGCAAACAACGAATATTCAGTTCGCGAAAGATTGCAAGAAATTGGACGATCTATTGACAATGTTGTTTGGCCTTGGACGCCAACAGAAAGTTCAAACACCAAAAAAGCGTCAGGCTGTATTGAAGAAGAAAAACAGTATCATCTTTCTGATTATGAATATGAGAAAGAAGACCCGACGTGGAAGTATGGCAGTAATTATGTAACTACTGGCAAATGGAAAATGCAAGTTGTACCTGATGAAGAATACGTTAAGTTTCAAAAAAGTCCAGAATTATGAATGAACAGGAGGTAAAACAATGATTGAAGACGGCGCACTTTTTTTTAACTCAAGTGACCCCGGTTACTTGGGTGTAAGAAAAGACGGAAAATGGATTAAAACTGACCCTATAACAGAACGAATGAAAGACCAAGAACAACTCAAAGCATTAAATCAATTACTTTCTTTAGTCATTGGTGGGCGTATTGCAAGACAAACTGAGCATTTAAAAAGCGCCCCTATCAATCGTATTAATCACGCGCAAAAGATTATTGCTGATGGGGAACTTCAGGAAGCAACGCGCGATTTGCAAGATGGTTACGATGGCGCATCAAAAAGACTTTCACAAGTTGAACGCAAGATTGATTCTTTGAAAAGTTTAAAAGTACTTGCAGAAATGGTAGAGGAAAATGTTCGGGATGCGGCGCTTGCGGCTGTTCGCGAGGGTGCAAATTCTGATGGGTTTTTGTTCGATGAATATAACGAATGGGAAGGTAAATATAAATGAAAAAACTTTCAGTAACCATAACAGGGGAAAAGTATAGACGTTGCGGAAGGCTTTTTTATTATGGCCGTGATCGTAAATGGAATTACATTACAAGACGAGATACGCCAAAAAAGGCTGAAAGAATGTGGAAATTAGACCAAAAATATCATTGGGAACTTGATGGGTGTATGTTTAGTCCAAGTGAATTTCACGATTATTAAAATGAAACGATATAGATTTTCAAGCGGGGATGAAGAAACATCGCGCAGGGCTGAACAACAGTTTTTACGCATAACTGAGAATATGACCGATGAACAACGTGACGCTGTTCTTGATTGTTTGATAAAAATGCAGAAACAATTATTTTTTCAAGAGCCGTGGTTGATGAAAAAGTTTTCAGGAAAAGAACAGGCGCATATCTTGGCGCAATATACAAAAGAAGAACAAATGATAATGCTTGCGAGGTTTGATCTTGAATTACAACATTGGAAAGATAAAAAAAGAAATAGTTGACAATATTATTTAATTATAATATAATTAACTTGTAAGCAAACCAATCAAACAAATGCAAATCGAAACAGACTTAACAAAAAAACAAACTCATTACTTGATTGATCTTCTAAATAATGATTATCAAAAAATGAGAAGAACAAAAGAAGAGCTATTAAAAATAGACCTTGATTTTATAAATGAAGAATGTGGCAAAACAAAAATGACAATGATTGAAAAATTAGAAAAAGCTATGGAAGAAAACGAAACCATATGCCACAAATTAGACGATCATTTAACAGACATCAGAAGGGGGCGTAAATTAAATGGATAGTTTTTTACAGAATCATCAAGCAACGCTTGATTGGCAAAGAGAATTGCAGGCAATTCGAGATCGTGGCGATGACGAAGATGACAAGTTTTTTAATCACGAATACGATTTAGAAGACGATGACATTTTCGATGATTGAAACGCCTTCTTTACTTTCGCCTTGTGGCTCTTATCAGGTTGACTTTTTCCCAATAAAAGGTCGATCTGATCTTTTTCTAAGATGTGGAGTTTTTGAAGGTCTTATTGAATTTCAAGAATGTGTATCGCACGTTGAAATGTTTCGAGAAGTAGAAAGCAAAAGATTTAGAAAATTTAGAACAATAAAGCAAAATAAAATCCCGCAAGAAATAATTATATGAAAGATAAATATTCAATAAAGCCTGTTTTTAGTACAGAATGTTATGAATGGTTTTTAAAGAAACACTATGCGCGAAGATTGCCGAATATTAATTGCGCTTTTGGGTTGTACGATAATTTAAATCTGTTGCAAGGTGTTTGCAGCTTTGGTAAACCTATGAGCCATACGCTAGTATCTGGGGCAATAAATGGGCTATATCAAGATAATTTTCTTGAACTTAATAGATTAGTTATCAATGAAGGATTAGAAAAAAATGTTCTCAGCTTTTTTGTTTCTGGTTGCTTAAATAGATTGCCGAAACCGTTGGTTGTTGTTTCATATGCTGATACATCGCAAGGGCATCACGGGTTTATTTATCAGGCCACAAATTGGATTTATACAGGACTAAGCGCAAAATTTAAAGATTATGCTGTAAAAGGTCTTGAACATATGCACCACAGTTCGATTGAAGACAGCGTTGGCCGCTATGACGAAAACAAAAACATTAATAAACATGAGTTATTAAGAAAAAAATACGGCGATAGGTTGTACATGAAAGAACGTCCGCGAAAACATAGATATTTTTATTTTCTAGGCAATAAAAAAGAAAAAGCGCTTATGAATGAAAACTTGCAATATAAAGTCGAACCATACCCAAAAGGCGACAACAAGAGATATGACGCAAGTTATAAGCCGAGCGTTCAGGGCGTGTTGTTTTGATCTAATGGGCGTAATGTGTGTTGCGCGTGTTCTGATCTTCTAGTGTCATCCCATAAGACTTTGTAATAGTAATGAACTGACCCTGCGCTGTTTGTTTTAGTAAATACTTCTGTAATTTTGCCGTTGCGATAGCGTGGGGGAATTGCTGATGAAGTGTAAGAAATTTTTTTTACTGATTGTCCGATTGCATATTTTTGCCCAACTAAAATTGCCATAAGAGTTTGTTTTTGTAGTTTTTTTATTTTACCAAATTAGTCAAATGGGTTAGTTGACATACTTAATTAATTCTATTATAATAGGAATGTAAGCAAAACAAATCAAACCAATGAACACTTTCTTCAATCGCTACTTCAACGAAAAACAACTTGACAATCAGGTTTACGAAATCGCTGCTCCTAACGGAACAATGAATTTGATTGAAACTGATATGGTCATCGCCAAGATCAAGACAACTCAAGGCGAAGAAGCTAAAAAGATCGAAGCGATCATTAGACAGATTGATTGCTTAAACGGCGACATTCATCATTTCTTGAGACATCTTGCTCAAGCAATGGCAATTGATTTCTAAGGAGGACGAAACAATGCAAAAAATCATCATCGAAGATATTACTGATTATGAAAAACTTCAGGCTTGGGTTGATACTCTTGACCCAAAAATGAAAGAAGAATACGAAGGCAAAAAGGAGGAGAACTAATGCCAAACTTAAATCTAAACCTTACACCCGATCAGGCAACAGCTTTATATCTTGCCCTTGATAACACAATCTATTTTGGAACAGACTTCAAAGATAGATTTACAAAAGAACAGCGCGAAGATGTTCTTGACATTTTCAAGCAAGCTAGACCATACAACCCACAATGGAGGAAAAACAATGGCTAATCGAGAAAAGGGAACAGCGGAAGCTGACAAGTATTCTGAACTTATTCAGGTACTTGTTAAACCCGCAACAAAAAAAGAATTACAGACTCAAGCAACTATTGAAGGAAAAACGCTTTCTTGTTACTTGCGTGAAGTTTGCGAAGAAGAAGCAAAACTGACAAAATCTTCTTATCCAGATTACAAAGATAATTAATGGAAGAAGAAAAACCAAAAGCGGGTCGAATTGAATTTGACGTCAAAAGACAATTATGGATTGTTTTTAATGGCGAAGAATGGGTCGAAGTTGATCTTAAAAAACATCGTTGTAATTTCAATGATGAGAATATGAACAAATATTAAATATTGAATATTGACACCCTGCCATTTTGTGCCATTGTGTGGATGAATTAAACCAATTATGACCACAAACAAACCAATCCGTGTACAAATCAAGCCACAAATTGTCGCTCTTTTAGAACCAATTAAACCAGAATATCAGACTATGTCTACATTCATCAACGATCTACTTTATCGAACATCAAAGGGGTTGACTCCATATGTTACCCTGAATTTATCAAGCGAACAAAGTTCGCCAGAAAAAACAAAAGAAAAAAAACAAGAGAGCGCAGATAAATTCTCTAATATAGAATCTATTAATAAGAATA